AATCAAACAAGAGCGGTTTGAGAGTTTCGCAAAATAAGAGCGAAATATATGGGGTGGTAAAACGCCTGAATGGAAACACGTTTGATGTGACATGCATCGATGACAAGGAGCGCCGCTGTTTTATTCGCGGAAAGTTCAAGGGTCGCGGCAAGCGCGATAATATCATTGAAGTGGACAAGTGGGTACTTATTGGGCTGCGCGAGTTTCAGCAAGTGCCGTCAGAGCTTGTATTAGTAAACGGTAAAAAAGAAATGGAAATGTGCGACTTACTGGAAGTGTATTCTTCATCGGAAAAGGACACGCTGAAAAGGACGCACGGAATATATATGAAGGAGTCGGAACTGGCGCGCGCGATAGCGGCAACAGTGGTAAACGAAGAGTCATTTCAATTCGTCGATACGGACACGATGCGCTATCAGAAAATTTCGTCTCAAAAAGTGGAAACAATACGGCTCAAGGCGGAGCAGCGCAAAACAAATAATAACTTGATTGATCCGTCGGCACTTTACAGCGACATTGAAAGTGACGACGAAGATATTATTTTAGCTAAAAAAGCCAACATCAAACTTGGATTGTGCTGTCTAAACACTGAACTTAGAGATCAGAAAAAAAATCCAGTTTTTTGTAGCAGAGGAATGATTCGCTCAACATTCTCTGTTGAACGTGCTAAAAAAGTTGCCCTACAAAACATTGCTGACATCAAACCTATGCTTGACTGGAACGTTAAAAACAACATATCTCATTATCGTCTTTCAAGTGACATGTTTCCTCACTTCACTGATGAGGAAACTGAAAGTTACACGCTTGACTTCAGCAAAGAGGCTCTTGCGGAGGCTGGCGCTTATTGTAAAAAGTGCGGTCACACGGTTACCATGCATCCAGGCCAGTTCAACCAAGTTGGCGCTAACACGCAACGCGTCTTTGACTCGACGTGTCAAGACCTCAAGATGCACGCCGACATACTTGATCTAATGGACGTTGACCAAAACGGAATTATCTGTATTCATGGAGGCGGTCTGTATGGTGACAAAGAAAGCGCCGTAAGACGCTGGATTGAGCAGTTTGACGATCTTCCGCAAAACGTTAAGAAAAGACTCGCGATTGAAAACTGTGAAAAATGTTACTCGACAAGAGACTGTTTGGAAATCGCTCAACAGTGCGGAATCTCAATGATATTCGACTCACACCACTATGAATGTTATTCAATTTTACATAAAGACGAGATACAAGAGATGCCAGAAGACATGATGGAGGAGATTGTTGACACGTGGAAAAAGCGGGACCAAACTCCCGTCATGCATATATCAGAACAGGCACCAGACAAACGAATCGGTGCGCACTCAGATTATATTGAAAAAATTCCACAGTATATGCTTGATCTGCCCGAACAGTTTAACTGTTCTCTAAATATAGAAGTGGAGGCTAAGATGAAAGAAAAAGCGATCAAGCATCTAAAAGATAACTATCCCCACTTGGAATTTAATTAAGTAAAAAAAAGATTTTAATTCTTGTCAAAGAATTAAAATAGAAATGGGTTGTATACAATCCTGCTTTGGTTATGAACAAATTGATGACCAGTATAGATATCTAAATAATCCATCCAATGTTCTTGATATGCTTCACCAAGACTACACTGGTCTTATCATTGATCTGTACGACGAGTTTTCGTTCAAGGCCTTGCTTACCGTTGGTAGAGAAAAGCGTGTTGTAAGGTGTGGACTTGACGGTTGTAAAAAAATACATTTTGACAAGAAGAATTTAGCTAAGAACTACTTTCTTTACTTGATCACTGGAAACTTTTACAATGATTTTATACTGGGTCAGATCCAAATCAGCAATCTGCTTAATAGATCAACAACAAAACGTGGTCCACAAGAGTTTAAATTTCATATTACAAGATTTGATCAAGATCTTTTCATGGTTAAGGTTTATAATTTAGGATCTTCCAACACAGCTTTAAGCCACAATTTTACTTCGTTTAACGAACAAATATTGCGTTTTATTTCATCGGAGTAAAGTTCCAATTCAATATCTCGCAACACCTTTGATATATATCGTCATGCTCCTGTAATCTTGCCTGCGTCTTTAAACAATTTAGATCATTGTCTGGAACCTTCACACCCTGTCTTAAAAGTAGCTGACGAAGCACATAGTGCGAATTTAAGAAGTTCTTTCTCTTCAACTTAAGAGTCAGATATGTTTTAACAAGCTTGTCAAAGTCTTCGTACAATACCTTTTCATATTTAGAAATATCTCTTCTTGGCTTTCCAGTCAGTTTGCTGAAGATAAGATGTAAGTCTTCGTAATATTTGTGGTATCCAGTCTCCGTAAGAAAGATCCTAATATGTTCTTTTGTGACCTTTTGAAATCTTTTAAGTCGATCAGTTTCTCCCTTAATTAGGAGACCGTGCTGATCAAGGATGGTTTCAAGACTAGTATAGATTTCTTCTGGAATATACTTGTTTTGTTTTCCTTGATACTGATTGATAGTGTCTCTGAAATGGCATTTCTTTTCATAGTGATATTTTTGGTTAATATTTATTCTTGAGTAGTCGTAAAAATTGTTATTCTCTGAAAAGTTAATGTTGTAAATTGTTCCACACTCTGCGCATACAACCTGAGAGTTATTTTCCTGATTCATAATCTTATTTTCTTCTTTTTGTATACACTCGCATATCTTGTTTCGTTTTGGAAGTACCTCTTTTCTCTTCTTATTATTAGAGATGGTGATCGTATTGTACACATCGTTTGAGTGTTTGCTTTTTGTCTTTGTTGGTTCAAAGAACTGGTTTTTAGTTCTGATCACAACGGTTGGATTGGTAAATATGTGTCCGTTCTCGATCATCTCCTGAATCTTTGTGTTGTACTGAATGATCGTTTTGTAAAGTCTATCAGTGCCGTCTTGAGAAACTGTTTCTTCATCGATCTTTTTCTTTCCGCTCATGAAAGAGGAGGCGATGGGAGTTTTGATCAGTTCTTTGTATTGGGCAATGATAGCGATGCTTTCAGAGATGTAGAGGCTTTCGTTAATGAATAAGTTAGAGATATGATTGTGTATAGAGATGATGCTTTCGAGGTAGTTTAGGTATTGTTTGTAAGAGAGAGTATCGTCGGTCAATTTTTCATCTTTATTAATTAGATAAAGTGAGAGAGGAGGATAGTCACGTTCAATGAAAAGATTTATTTTTTCAATTTGACTATTCTTAATACCGTAGGGAATAGGAACTTTAGAAATGATCTTAAGCATTTCTTTTATGCTTTCAAGATAAAAGTCTATTTTAGACTTTTCTTCCTCAAAGTATCTAATGATTTTGTCATGAATGTACAAAATGTCTTCATCCTTAGACTCATCATGTTTAATTTTAATCATATATACTTGATTAAAATTTTCTTTAAAGCCAATTTTTTAAAAGAAAAAATATTGTAAGTGGCTTGCTGGAGCAACACCTACTGAAGAGGATGTTGATTCTCCACCGACAAGAGGCTTAATCTTTTCTAATGTGTAACCGTTCTTAATAATATAGTAAACAGCACCACAGATAATGACTAATAATAAGAATAACCAACAACATAATTCTTGAGATGGCATTCTGATTTGCTTGCCATAGAATGCTTCGATTCTCATTTTACAGCCATCAGCAAATTTTTCAAAAGAGTTTTTCTTTTTTTGGTGTTGTTCATCTGTCTTAATATGACCAGCGTATTGTGGATTTATTCTGACATTTTGAGGCATCATTCTTATATGTTTTGGCATATTGTTTTATTTTATGGAAAAGAAAATATTTTTAAATATCATCTTTCAATTCTTTTAAAAAAAATATTATCTTCTCATAATAAAAAATATTATTGAAATTATCCTGTCTTATCCCATTAGACAACTCTAAACACTCCCCTGTTGTCTTTCCACTCTTCTTAAACTTCTCTATCACCTCACCTAATCTTGCCAACCTTGAATTAAACCTTGCGTTCGCATCTCTGCCACTCATCTTTGGATATTCTCCAATCAACTTTGTAAACTGTTCCTTCACTGTTGGCAATTCATTATCAACAGAATTGTACACCTTTGTTGAAAATAACATCTCTGTGTTAACAATCTCCTTCTCTAATCTATCTCCAATCTCATAAAAATGCTCAAGATCGGTAACAAAGTAATATCCCTTCTTATTGAACGGTGAGTTAAATGTGAAGGAATCAATCGAATCATATCTGTTTATGTAAACCAAAAACTCCTTGTTGATGTACACAATCTTGTACTTTGAATCCTCCATAATCGGTATGAAACGGGTAAGACTTGCTTCATACTTCTTTTTATTGTCTTGTTTATTTACAATGAAGAAGGATGGATTTGTCTTTTCCTCGTCATCCGTTTGTTTAAGAGAGATGTGAAGGTAGTTTTTAACAGAGTTATCAGGTTTTAAGAAATACTTTGACGGAATGTATAAAAATAAGGAGACACCACTGTTGATGAATTGAAGAAGAAGGAAGATGATACGGCCTTCAAAAGAGAAGATACCGTCAACAGCAATGTTGCTTTTTTGAAAATATTGGAGGAGATTTGATATAGGAAATTCTTCTAATTGATCACGATCGTCGTTATCCATTTAGTTTATAAATAAGAAACCGGTCTTTAAATTTTCTTAAAACCAAATACAAAGGTTAAATATTTTAATCCATTAGGAGTAAATAATGACAAACCAGTCTGGACAATTCGGCGATAACATTGATGATTTACCTGTTGATTCACAAACTCCTCCTTCTATCGACTCCACTCTTCTTGTCAACCTCTTTGCTCCTGTAGAACAATCTGACACTGCGCAAAACCTTAAAGTCCTCGCAGTTAGTGGTGTTATGTTTCTCGTTTTGAATATGTTTATGAGAAAACACATTCATAAGTGGACCAAAAACGAAACCTATACAACTGGTGCCATCATCGGCGCCATTGTCGCTACAAGTTTTGTCTTAAAACGATACGTTTTTGTTTAGTCGATTCATAAACGAATTCATTCTTGACTCTTGACCGCAGAGTATCTTACTTAAACTTAAATCAGCATCTTCGTCGATCATAAACTCTTGTGAACTTTGACTACTCGTTGGAGAATTGTTTTTAGAACTCATCTGACTATAACAACTACTTACATCGTTGTATGAGTTTTCTTTATGAGAAATATAGTCATTGAAGGTATCAATACACCTGTCATTGTATCTTTTCTTTTTGTATAAGTCTTGACACACACTTAACATTTCTTTATTTTTAAGAACTAATTTAAAAAAATATTTTATATTTTTATATTGTATGAACATTTCAAATCAAATGCTAACAACATTAAAATTTATCTTCTCCTCTGAAAGATCTAACTGCGTCATCGAAAAAAATCGCGATGTCATCATCCGTCTCAAATTCATCGGCACTTTTCAACCCAATGAAAAAGTTGATGTTAGAAACCTTCGCATTGAAAATAACACTCTGATCACTCCTTTCAAACGTATGTTGTTTGGAGAGTCGAGGGATACAACCTACAACTTTCTCAACTCCACGATTGAGCGCTCTTTCGAGATTATCAACGCGTACATCCGAACAGACAAGATTTCCGAAAAGATCTTTTGTAAGAACATCTTGAATGATATGGTGAAGGCGATTCAAGGTCTTAAGAATATACAAAAGACGTATCGTGACGACAAATTGTTTTACTGTAACATTGAAACGATTATAGAGTCGATTGAGTCAAAGCTTTCAGAGATAAGAGAGAGACATGTTGATATATTCCTTATCAAGACTATACAAGACGAGATCAATGAGGATTTTCTCGAAGAAAAAAGTGTTGAGGAACCAAAACGGGAGGAAAAACGCGTTGAGGAACCAAAACGAGATGAAAAACGCGTTGAGGAACAAGCCCCTCAAAAAAATAAACACAAATAATATTTAATTATGTATAATATTAATTAAATATGACAAAAAAGATAACTTTACTTCAATGGTGGGACAAATATAACAAATGGATCGTTATTGGCTTTTCATTTATCGTCATTTGTTATCTTATCTTTAAGTACGTTATAAGCGACTGGATTGACAATGACAATAAAGATCTTGTTGTGAGTCTGCTTACTCAGAAGAAGAAGAGGTATGCTCCAAAAGAAAGTAAGGGTGAGATGATGTGTCGAGACTTTGCCACTCAGCTCTTTGGAAAACCATTCATCAAGATTCGTCCAGACTTTTTGAGAAACGATCAGACAGGTCATAATTTAGAGCTTGATATTTACAATGATGAGTTGAAGTTGGCAATCGAGTATAATGGAATTCAGCACTACAAGTATATTCCACATTTTCACAAGAATGAGGAGGCATTTAAGGCGCAACAGTACAGAGATAAGTTAAAAGAGGAGAGATGTAGACAAAATGGGATTAAGTTGATAATAGTACCGTATACGGTGAAACATCATGATATAGCAGATTATCTATATAATGAAGCGAAAAAGTTAAACATCGTCTAGTTTACTTTTGACCTCTCATCATGTTGTGAATCATGTCACCTTTATGGTCTTTACGAATGTGGTGACCTAATCTAGCAGAATAATTGTTGTTCATGTTAATATGTAATCCTGGTAAAGAATTTGGTAAATCTTGTTCTGTTCTAATACGTTGTAATCCAGCAATACTTCCAGCTTTTTCTGTATCTCCTTCAAATCTGATACGTTGAGCTGGATATGGTAACGCATTTGAATCTTCATATCTAATACGTTGATTTAATTGAGCATCATCGTTTGTTAAACCAAGTCTAATACGTTGAGATGGATATGGTAACGCATTTGAATCTTCATATCTAATACGTTGATTTAATTGAGCATCATCGTTTGTTAAACCATGTCTAATACGTTGAGCATGATATGTTGCCACATCATCTGGAACTTTATCTCCATATCTAATACGTTGAGCGTGATATGTTGCTACATCTTCTTTAACAGCATCTCCATAGAAACCTTCTGTGGAGCCTTTTTCACAGTCACATTTGTTTAATATCAAGTAAATAATAATTAACGCTAAACCCACTAAAATCTTTTGTTCTGGATCCATTTTTAATAGATAACGAGAAAAAAAAATTTTATTTTAATTATAATTTTAACACTTACCTATTTTTGTGTCAAGATAAAAACCACCGCTGCGATAAACAATACCGATGATATATCACTCATCTTTCTTCCCACTCTTGTCTTGGCAAACTGTGCCATCCCTGATGTCAAAGGAAAGTCCGCATCCGCTCCATAAAATCCCTCCTTCTTTTTACATCCACAAGAATTAAGCTTCATCCAAATTATATACATTCCAATCGCTAAAAGTATCATATTTTGTGACATTTTGTTATTATAAAAAGATATTTTTTTATTTTTTATTCATAAATTATGAGCGATAACAAAATTCTTCTCGGAGAAGGCAGTTACGGAAAAGTTTTCAAACTCCTTCCCACTTCCTCCTCTGACCCTATCAATCCAGTTGTTTATAAAGAAATAAAGCTCTGGGCATACGAATCCCCAAACAGTAAGAACTTTATCATTCTTGAAAACAATCTAAAAGAACTCATCTTCTACAAAATCCTCTTTCTCTACTACAAATCTAACTATTCCAACTTCTCCATCTCCTTCCTCCTCAATACCAAATTCCCCAACATACCTATCCCTTCCAAAGTTAGTTTCAAAAAGAACTTTGGATACATCCACTTTGAAGACTATGGAACCGTTCTCTCCGAATCAAAATTCAAATCTAACCAACAATTCTTTAACATCTTCAAACAAATCTGCTCTACTGTAAACTCCTTCTTCGACTCAAACATCTCTCACGGCGATCTAAAACCCACCAACATCCTTGTTAAAGAAACCGAAGATCCTGAAAATCCTCAAGTTACCATCGTCGACTTTGGAAGCCTCTGCTTCTTTCACAATACCAACCTTGTCAACAGATATCAAAGATGTACAATAGTGTATACTAGCCCCGAAGAGCTGTGTCAAATCAAGTATAGCATGGCAAACGACTGGTGGAGCGTTGGAGTCATCATGTTTGAGTTTCTGAGCGAAAAATCATTCGTCCCATGCTTTCTCTTATACTCAAAATATGATGATAAAACAGTCCAGCAGTTCATAAATCACGTATTTAACAACAAAAAGTCCCCAGACTTTAACGCCAAAAGTTTTCTTATTCAGTTCTTCCAAAATATATCTCAATTCCATCTTAACAAGTTCATTGATCACTATATAAGCAATAAAGACTTCGCAAATATAATCAAACTTCTTTTAACACTCGACAATTTCAACAGAATCGATAATGTAAAAGAAGTAGTGAGCTACTTTGAATGCCACCTTCAGTATAACCAATATGAAAATATGGGGAACTTTCAACTGAAGAAGTACAAGGAAATAGAGTATCCAGGATATTCCAATAAGGAAAGAAAGGGATTTGTTGATATTCTTTTTTATGCTTGTCAAAACAACAAGTATAAAAAAATTAATCTTGAGATTTTTGGTCACGCGGTAATGATGCTTGACCGGTTTTTTGTAAAGATTTATGGTGATAAAAAGCTCGAACTTGTAAAACTCGATATTATTAGTGTTTTGTGTCTTTGTCTTTCATCTATCATCTTAAAAGGAGAATTTTTCAAATCAAACGAAATTATCTATATTATTGAAGATATCTATGAAATCAAATACGGTTCAGAAGATATCGAAAATGCTCTAACTATATTGCTAAATGTACTCAATCTTGCCCTCTTTAATTTGAGCCCAGATCTTCTTATAAATTCTAATATTGACTATAAACTTATCTATGATGTGTTTAGTGAGTATATATTGCTAAATGAAACTTGTCTAGCGATTTATGAAAAGTTAGCCTCTTAAAAATCCTCGTCAAATCTAACCTCGTGTTGTTCTGACGATGTTAAGACATGCGTCTTTGAATAACTTGTGACTCGTTTCTCAAAAAAGTTTGTCTTTCCCTCTATAGATATCAAATTCATCCACGGAAATGGATTTTCTACTCCATAAATTCTCTCTCCTATCAAGGCATAACATAAATGGTCTGCTACATATTCAATGTATTGACACATTAGGACTTTATTCATGCCTTTCAGATTATAAGGAAGACATTCCATCACGAAACATTTTTCTACGTTTACAGAAGAGGAAATAATGTCTTTTAATGTTGAGACGTCGAGTTTTTGTACAATATACTTTTGATAAATTAGACACGCGATGTCTCTATGCATACCCTCATCTCTGCTTATCAATTCATTAGACTGACACAATCCTGGCATTAATCCTTGTTTTTTAAGCCAAAATATAGAACAAAAACTAGAACTAAACATAATACCCTCCACACACGCAAACGCAATCAAACGCTCCACAAAGTTTCCTTTACTGATCCACTCTCTAGCCCAATCAGCCTTTTTCTTGATCGATTCGATCTGTACAGTAGCCTGAAACAGTTTTGTCTTTAAAGCCTTGTCTTTTACTAATGTATCTATTAAGATCTGATATGTCTGACTGTGAATGTCTTCCATCATTTCATTGTAGTGATACAACATCTTAAGCTCTGGAATCTTAACCTGCTCGCAAAAGTCTTGGTCTAAATTATCATTCACAATAAAGTCCGAACAAGCAAAAAATCCAAGTATCATCAAGATAAAATGCTTTTCATTTTGATCAAGCTTTTCAAAATCTCCAACATCCTGAGAAAGATGTATTTCTTCTGGCACCCAAAATGCCGCCACAGCCTGCTTGTAAAACTGCCACAAATCTTCATACTCAATCGGATATAAGTTCATTCTACTGTTTGATAATATAGGTTCTTTAGAAGCATCGAAATTTTCCATCTTTACCATTTTATATATAGTAAATATATTTTTAATTTAATAAAAAAATCATTTAATTTATCAAATGATTTTTTAAATGGAAGCTTTGATTTCATCAGGTTAGTACAACCCTTTTAAAACTTGCTCATCATATTCATCGGAGCATCACACACTGACCCACAAAATGTCATTCCATAAATCACCACTCCTATGGTTATGACTCCTCCATACGTTGGGATAAACATAGCAAGAATAAGTAATATCGATACCCACATGTTCCAGCCATTCATCTTTACACACTTGAATGAATAATAAATCGCCAAAATAAATAAGATCAAATACACAATCATCAAAATAGTAATCGATATGATCACACTTTTAATTGCTTTATTCATCTCATTTGGACACAAATCATTTCTTGTCTTGTAAATTCTGGTTAAAGAATTATAGTCTCTTATTCTATTCTGAATCGCTTCAACAAACATTTACAAGTTGACAAGATTTTATTTTAAAAAAATATAAACTTTTGTAACGCTAACGGTTCATACAAATTTATAGTCGACTCTGCCAATTTATCCTTCATCAAGATCTTTCCTCTCTCATCTATCTCTCTCTCCTTACCATAGTAACAATACACCGTATCGACCGGATGTATCTCCTTCAAACCATGATAGTCTTTAAATACCTTCTCTTCCTTCTTGAACCTCTTCACCAAGAATGACTTCTGTACTAAAATATTCAACTCTGGCCACTCTTTCCAGTCTGGAAGAACAAACATAAATGTTATTTCTGGATTTATCAGATACAAATCATAACACTTA